ATACACTACAACTATCGTTTATAAAGAACCTTATGGCAACCAAACCTTCAAAAAATAACAGTTCCGGCACTGATAAGCACATCGCTAAAGAGCTACGTCCTAATCAGGCAGAGACAAAATACACAGGTGATGAACCTGTTTTCTATATTCAACCAGACGAAGACCTGCGCCGCGGCATCCTAGTCAGGTCGTTAAACTGGTACAGCAGATATTACGGCACAAAACAAGCCAAAGAAATGCTGGTCGACTATGTTCATCAAACAGACAAGACAAAAGCAAAACATTTAGCCCGAGTAGCAGACAGCGAAGTGCTAACAACTTATGCTTGGCTTGCTCGTATGTCAATGCGCGGCTTAGACCTGACTCCTACCGAACAAGAACGACTTGATGCTGAAATCGCCCGCTTACTTGTTGCGACAGCTAAGCCTCAAGAAGAAATCAAGTCCGAAGAAAAGCCTGTTTCTAATCGTCCCTCTATTCAAGACATTATGAAAGAACGTGCTCGTGAAGCACAAGGCGAATTAGAAGGCATGTTTGACGAGTTTATGACGCTTGATCAAAAAGTTGATTCTAAAAATCGTGTGATGCGAGAACTAAGCGACCGCAATATCATGCCTCAACATATTTCAATCCTAGTTGATGTGTGGCAAAAGAAAATCAACGAGTTTACAGAAGCACTTGACACTAAAGATGCGCAACTACGTGAAGCATACAGTCATTTTACCAAGACACAACTCAAAAATATCATCAAGTTCTGCGAAGCAATCGTAGCAGACTTACACGGCTACTCATCGGTCAAGAAAGCAAGCAAAGCACCACGTGCTCGTAAGGCAGTTCCTGTTGAGAAAGTCGTCAAGAACTTGAAGTTCCTCAAGAAATTCGAGGATGCTACTAACAAGCTCAATCTTGAAAGTATTTCACCGACTAAACTACATGGCGCTAGTGAGTGCTGGGTTTACAACACCGCTAATCGCAAGCTAACTCACTATGTAGCAGACGACTATGCTAAATCATTCACAGTCAAGGGCAATTCTATTCTTGGCTTTGACAAAGTAAAGTCGGAGACTAAGACCCTACGCAAGCCTGCTATGCTAACTGAGTTTATGAAAGTAGGCAAGCCCGCTAAGCGTACACTCTTCAAAGACTTGACTACAACTGCGACCGAACCTAACGGTCGGTTCAACGAAAATATTATTATCTTACAGGCTTGGTAATGACTGACGAGCAAATCGCAAACGTATTCACTGTATTCATGGTAGTATTCGGTATGCTAATGGCACTAATCGCTGGATACTATATGGGATATAATGACGCAAAAAGACACAAGGAAACAAAATGAACTTACAGGAATACAATGAACGTAAGAAATATATTGATTCTCTCACGAAAGAACAGCAGTATGAGTGGTATCAAAAAGTCAGAGAGTCGTTGCCTAAACTAAGGACATTTATGTCCGATGAGCAAGTATCTGAAATTATTGCCGCAATCGAAAATTATGAACAAAGAAACGGCATTCAATGAAAATATTATTATCTTACAGGCGTTCTAAACTATGATTGACTTAAACAAATATCAAGACTTCGTAGAGGCAGTGACCTCTAAACCCTCAAATGACCTCACAACATTTATGAATCGTTGTGATGAACTAGATGCTAGTTATGACTCAGAGGCAAATAAACACGGCCCTGATATCAATGTACCTCTTCTACTAACCGCCGCATTAGGTCTCGCCGCGGAGACGGGTGAGTTCTGTGAGATTCCTAAAAAGATGTTTTTTCAGGGCAAGCCTCTAACAGACGATAATGTATTTCACATGAAACGTGAACTAGGCGATGTGATGTGGTACTGGATCAATGCTTGTAGAGCACTCAATCTAGACCCTAACGATGTTATCGCCGAGAACGTCAGGAAGTTAGAATCTCGCTACCCAGGTGGCTCTTTCGACGCTCATTATTCAGAGAACAGACAAGACGGCGACCTCTAAGAGATAAATACCCTATTACATATAGGGTATTTTTACATGGCAACGCTACAAGAACTCAAGCAACAACTGTTCAAAAACGTCGAACTCCGTCTAGGCGGCGGCATGGTCGACATTGAACTCGACCCTGAACATTATGAAGCCGCGTATCAGTATGCTCTAGCAACTTACAGACAACGAGGTGCTAACGCTTACGAAGAGTCATACTCACTACTACCGCTTGAAAAAGACAAAAGCGTGTATGTGCTACCGCAAGAAATCACTCGTGTTCGTCAAGTATTCAGACGCACAATCGGCCTAGAAACCGGCCCAGGCGCTACCTCATTCGACCCTTTCTCATCTGCGATTCTAAATACATACTTGCTCAACTACAACTACAGTGGCGGTTTAGCAACCTATGACTTCTACGCAGGCTATATTGAACTTGCGGCTCGTATGTTCGGCGGTTACATTATTCACACTTACAACCCTGTCACTAAAGAACTCAAACTTGTTCGTGACTTCAAGGGCACAGGCGAACAAATTCTCTTGTGGACAGACAACCTCAAACCTGAGATCACGCTCTTACAAGACCCTACTATCGGACCGTGGATGTATTCCTGGACAATCGGCCAATGTAAAATGATGATCGGCGAAGCTCGTGAAAAGTTCTCGTCAATCGCAGGACCGAGTGGTGGCACAACACTCAACGGCGCACAAATGAAGACCGAAGGTGCTAAGATGCACGAAGACCTCTTACTCGAACTCAAAACATATGTTGACGGTTCAATGCCGCTAACTTGGGTTCAAGGCTAATATGAGAGCTAGAGAGTTTACGCCTAAAATCAGATTCAATATCGAACCATACGAATCATGGTCCGGTTGGGGCGCTATAGTTCAAGCCTACGATGGCAATGAAGAGGTCGGTCATGTTATATTTGAGCCAATGAACGATGATGAAACTAAATGGTACGCCGCTGATGTTGAAGTAGAAGAGGCTTATCAGCGTAAGGGCATCGCTACAAAGATGTACGACATGGCTAAAGCTGCAGCGAAGAAAAAAGGCGCCATTATCGTAAGAAGTCACACTCAAACTGATGATGGACGTAGTCTATGGCACGACAAGAAAGTATGGGAACAACAAGTTAACGAGTACAAAGAATACCCTACCCAAGAGTACGAGGGTGTTACTTTTACCATGAAAGAAAAAGACGGTCAGTTAATTGTTAAGGCACTTAACGACTATGGAATTCCAATGGGTCATGTTCACTTTAACATGGACGGTAAGATATTGGATCCACAAGACTTAGAAGTTTATCACAAGTATCAGGGTCAGGGTATTGCTCGTGTAATGTACGACTACATTAAGAGTCAGGGATTTACTATTGAGCGCAGTTGGGACCAAACAGAAGCTGGTAAAGGATTCTGGGATAAACATCGCGGCGAAGATGTAAGAGTTTGGGAATCATAATTTTTAGTCCAAAATCTATTGCCTTCTAGCCGCAACAGTGATACAATAGCATATCACTAACTAAAACGGCAAACAAAATGGATTTGATGGTTGACATAGAAGCACTAGGCAAGTTTAACGACTCGATAATCTTGACCATCGGCGCTCAACTATTTGAACCTGAAGAAATCGGTTGGATTACTGAACCACAATGGGACTCAGTAATCCAAGAAAACTATCTTCCATACATGAACATTAGAATTGATGTTGACGAACAGGAAGCAATGGGCCGATCAATCGATGATGGTACTATGCGTTGGTGGGCAAAACAATCTCCGGAAGCTCAAGAGGAAGCGTTCTCCCTAGAGAACAGATATCCTCTTCGTGATGCCTTACTTCAACTATCAGTCCTAGCTCGTTCATGTCGCAGAGTATGGTCAAAAGGCCCGCTGTATGACTACGCTATCCTAGAACACGCACTCAATCAATGTAAGATTCCTAATCCATGGAAGTTCTGGAACGTCATGGATGCTCGTACAGTTTATAGACTAGTGCCAGACGAAGTATTAGGCGATAAAACAGTCAACGGCCACATTGCTCTTGACGACTGCCGAAATCAAGTTGTGATGCTACAGAAGGCTTTGCGCCATCTGAACATTGGACGAATCAAATGACACAACCACGAATCATATCAATCTCAGGCTTTATCGCAAGCGGTAAAGACACAGTAGCAGACTATCTTTGCACTCATCACGGCTTCAAGCGAGTATCATTCGCAGGCGCACTCAAAGACGCCGCCTCATCAATCTTTGGCTGGGACAGAGAGATGGTCGAAGGCTCAACAAAAGCCTCAAGAGAGTGGCGAGAGCAAGTAGACACATGGTGGGCACAACGCTTAGACATGCCGCATCTAACGCCACGCTGGGTGCTACAAAACTGGGGCACCGAGTTGTTTAGAAATCACTTTCATCAGGACATCTGGGTAGCCTCAGTAGAGAACCGGCTCAGACAATCTAAGAACGATGTTGTTATCACTGATGCCCGCTTCGCAAACGAGGTCTATGCTATCAAAAATAGCGGCGGCA